GGCTTTTTTAAGGTCGTCAGCAATCGCCAATTCCACCTTCATCGGTTCTTCTTTAGCGGAGAACTTTTGGAGCTTATTGTATACGGATTGTTCTTTGTTCATTTTGGTAAAGGGTTAGAAGGGGGCATAAGCCCCCCCTCCGTTCAACACACTATTAAGGATTGATTTGCGTTGCGCTAACGGCAACTCCCGCAGCAGTCAAGGCAGCGGCTGGCGTAGCAGCAGAAGCAATGAAGTTTGCAGGTACCTTCTCCTTGCCCGACAAAGTTAAGGTATATCCGCTCATATCACCCATTGCAGCACCCGTTACGATGGTTCCCGCAGTTACCTCTGCACCGTTGACCAAGCCCATAACGAACAAGTTTCCGTTTTGGTCTTCAACGATAACGTGAGGACGACCATAGGCCATCAACTTCAATTCCTTGTTTGACTCCTTATCCAATTTGGTGAAGGACAAGTTCAAGGTTTGCTCCATATAGATGGTTCCGTTATCTACTGAACCAACGAATGATTGCTCAAAAGATGATTGGTCGCGCAAATCATACTTGTAAGCGGCGGGAGAACCACCGAAGGTGTCAATGACGTCCGTGTCGGTAACATCATAGGTGATAGCACCCAAGTCTCCGTAGTCAATGAAGTAAGCAGCAACAAGACCACCTACCGATTTTTGACAAGCAACTGCTCGTCCAGTTGTTAGAATATCACAAGCCATAGTTATGTAAAATAAAAAAGGAGAGCGAGGGTATTCCCCAAGCCCTCCTTTGGGTTAGTCAATTTAGGTTAATTAGGCGTAGTAAACGATGTCAGAACCAACTCCGTGCTGGACACCCGCAGTAAAGCGCATTACCACACGAATGTTGTCAGAGCCGTCCAAGTCAGCCATATCAAGAACCTTTACCTCGTTGCGGTCAGAAGCCAAGCCCGAACCGAAGAACAAGTTAGAAGATTGAGCAGCAACCATTTTGTTGGAAGCCAAACCATTTACCATAGCAACGCGAACGCCATCAAAGTACAAAGGTTGGTCACCATACCACATAGTTCCTTTAGACTCAATACCAGCAGCACCAAGACCAGAAGCACCGAATCCACCCAAAGCGCGGACATAAGCCTTCGCAACATTTTGTGGAACATAGATGGTCAAGTCCTCCTTACCATAGAGAGCAGAAGGGATAGCATCAATTACTTTACCCATCTCTTCAATGACATTGGCAGCAGTAACTGAAGTACCTACAACATCAACAACGGAAGCATCGGCAGCCAACAAAGCTTGGAAGCCATCAAACTCACCAGCAGTAGCGTTAACGCCTTGCCAAATGTTGGTTTCAATCTTTTGAGCAACTTTACCAGCAACGTGCGCAATCAAGAAGTCAGAGAAGTCAGCGGGAAGGTTGTCATAGACAGAGTATCCCATTTGTGCGCCTTGCCAAGTAGACAAGAAGTCCTTACGGCAAAGTTGCAAGTTCACTTGGAACTCTTCAACAGTCAATACGCGCTCGGAGAGAGTCAAGGTAGAGGTAGGGGTGAAATCGCAAGTAGCATCCTTAACGATATCGTCCGTTCCAATCTTTTGAATCACTTGCTTGTAGTGAACATTGGGCATAATCTCAACAAGACCCTTGTCAAGAGTGTCTGCGCTCAAAAGAGCAGCAGCGATGTACTTACTGGCAAATTCACCAGCGTAAGTAGTCGTGATAGAAGTGGTCGTAGCCATTTTTTATTTTGATTTGTTATTTGTTCAATTTTGAAAGAACTCGGTTCATAGCGGTTTGGGGTTTGCGTGTTGCAAACTTGACTTCCGCTTTGGGCGCAACTTCGGGGTTGTGCTTAATAGGTTTTGCAGCAGATTGAGCAGACAATTCCGTTTTGAGTTCGTTGTTTTCCGCTTCAACTGCATTCATCTTCTCTTTAGTATAACCCATCTCTTCACGGATAGCGGAGAGTTCGGCTTTTACTTCTTCAATGATGGGCATAACGATTGCCTTGATTTTCTCCTCCATAGGAAGCTCTTCGGCAAAGTGTGTTTC